GCAAATGGCTGTCGAATCTTTGATTGAGGCATTTCGCCTAAGCCGTTGGCTAGATGTTGCTACTTGCAACATCATCCTTGACCACCTAAACCACATTGATCGTAGGCCAAAGGTGGAGTTGTGAGCAAATACACAATCACACACAATCAAGGCATGATGCCAAATCAAATTGAAGGCATGACCGAGGATGGCAAGGAGTTTTATTTTAGAGGTAGGCACGGCAGTTGGCAGCTTTTTTTTGGACCTCTTGAAGATGATGACTTTACAGGTTTAGCTTACGAAGGCAAACACGAGCAAGCTGGCTGGCTTGAAAAAGAAGAATGGGAAGCGTTTTTTTGGCAAGTAATTGAGCTAGTTGAACAAGGAAGGGCAGCTCCGCTTAATTGGGAGCGACACAAAACAGACTTGGAGCAACTCTTGGTCAAATTGACAACCCCAGCAATGGGACCAGATTGGGAAAGATTCCATGCACAAATCAAAGGAGAGAACAAGTGAGCGACCTACAAGACATTATTGCAACTACCTCAATTAGAGCCTTCAAGAGTGGCTATAGCTTCGGTAGGAAAGAAGAACAACAACACATCATTCACCTGTTAGACCAACACGAGCAGGAAACTAACTGTGATTGCCCTGGGTGCGTATCTTGGACCAATGCTTTTGAGTTTCTAAAAAGAGAGATAAAGGGAGAAGTAAATGGATGAGGACTTTACAACAGAGACAAAGCTAGAGCTGGTTGGAATTGAGCTTGACTCAATAGCGGCAGACCTACAAAAGATAGAAGACGGCTTGATTGCTATACAGAAGAAATACGGAAGGGACCCAAATGAGGCTATTCAATCTAGCTGAGGCAAACAAACAAGCCAAAGTTTACGCCAAAGGCTACGAGCGCGGAGCAAAAGAGATGGCAGAACATCTGCGGGAAATGATTATCTACAACTTGCTAAACGATGCCGTGCTTAGTATGTGCATGGGTACAGAGACAATGGAAAAGATTGTACAGATTGTCGAGGAGTCCTGATGGCAAAGCACCTAGGAGTCAGAAGAAGAACGACAGTCTTTGAGTATCGCTATTACTACCGCAGAGTGATGGCTATGTGGATCAGGATTAGAAGACTAATCAAAGCAAGGCTAAATCATGGATGAGCTGGAAAAAGCAATAAAGCTACTAGAAGACAAGAACCTAGTCTGGTCTGAGGATTTCGACACGATTCGGTTAGAATTGACACAGCTAATGAGAAAGGCTGCGGATGTCGAATACCATAGGCTTGAAGCGGAACTTGATGCTTTGGCGAAACAAGTAAGCAATGAAGGGAATAACAATGCTTGAAGGACTAACACCACCCAAAAAGGAACTGGCTTGCAAGGTAAGAACTTTGCTTGAATCGCTAGAAGCCAAGGATAGACAAATACTAGAGGCAGCTCTAACTAATGATGACTGGCCCACATTCACCCTTGCAACAGAGCTAAGAAAGCGTGGAATGACAATTAGCGAGCATCCGATTCGTAAACACAGAGCTGGCGGATGTAGCTGTGCTTGAAAACTTAGAGCCAACCCCTAAGATTACGGCCCCTAGGGATTGGCGGCCTGCGGTGGAATTTGATGGCATGAACGGACTTGCCACCACTCCACCGACCACAGGAGACCAACCAGACTTTACCCAGTTTCTAATTGACCAAGGCTTTGACCCTGAGAGAGTAGAGATTTACGGTCCAGTCAGAACTTCACGCTGGCAACAGCGCGAGGGTGGAGCCTGGTTGGTTTCTTGGCGGTTCAACTTCAGGATGAAAGCTGAATTAGAGCTTGACCTGCCGACACTTTACGCTCAGGCAAAAAAGACAAAGTTGCCAGTCGCAAAGAAAACAGCCGAAGGCAAAGCCCTAGTGATTGTCCCAGCAGACTTTCAGGTAGGCAAGACAGGATCACGGGGAAACACTCAAGACCTAATTGCCAGAGTCTTTGCAAGCTACGAGCGAATCGAGCAGAAGCTAAAGAAGGGTGGCTACGAAAAGGTAGTCATCCTTGACGCAGGAGACATGATTGAGTCAGTTTCTAACTCAGCTCAGTTCGCTCAGCTAGATTCAAACGACCTAAGCCCAATGCAACAGGTGGACATGGCTGCTGCCCTGCTATGGGATTTGGTCAAGCTGGCTCACAAGTACGCACCTGTCACTTACGCTTCGGTTGCTTCCAATCATTGTCAGTGGCGCTTCAATGGACAGACTGTTGGCAAGCCAGGGCAAGATGACTGGGGCATCGTTATCCTGCAACAGCTCCGCAGACTAAGTAGCGAGCTTGAGATGAATGTCACTTATCTAATACCTGATCCATACGATGAGTCGCTGGCGTTTGATGTATTTGATGACAAGTTTCATGTGATCGGTTTAGCTCATGGACATCAGGCAAAACGACCTAATGGCATGGAAGCCTGGCTACAGAAGCAGGGATTCTCTAATGCGCCGATTGCTGCCTGGACTACATTTGTCAGCGGTCATTTCCATCATCTTCGCATAGAAGAACTCGGTCAGTCACATAACGGCGGATCACGCTACTGGGTGCAGGCAAGCACTATGGATAACGGCTCTGACTGGTTCAGACTTCAATCTGGAACTGATAGCGCAACTGGAATAGTTTGCTTTGAGCTAAAGCGACAAGTACACTTCCAAGGAACAGTTTACAAACTGTAACGGAACAAGAAAGGGAAAAATGAAAGTTTCAGCAAAGATACTAATAGGGGATAACAGGCAGACTCTAGAGTCATTACCAGACCAGTCAATACAGACTGTAGTTACATCACCGCCGTACTGGGGTCTACGAGATTACGGTAATGACAATCAAATAGGACTAGAACAAACACCTGACGATTTCATAGAACAACTGTGTGTTGTCTTCGATGAAGTATGGCGTGTTCTAAAAGACGATGGAACTATCTGGGTAAACCTTGGTGATAGTTATGCTGCGATGCGTGACAGCAAAGCATCCCCAGATTCTCTCAGAGAAGGAGACGGGACAGCAGTTCCAAAAGCTGCCAACCGTAATCCAGCAAATCTAAAAGCCGCTGGACTAAAGCATAAAGACTTAGTAGGTGTCCCATGGCGATTTGCTTTCGCCATGCAAGCACGGGGTTGGTATCTAAGGTCTGACATCATCTGGCATAAACCAAACCCAATGCCAGAATCGGTCACAGATAGACCAACTAAATCGCATGAATACATTTTCTTGATGACGAAAAATGCAAGGTACTACTACGACCACAAAGCAATTCTTGAGCCAGTATCGGATGTAAGTCTGAAACGCGCAGAGTATGGATGGGACTCAGACAGACCAAGTACAAAAAATGCAAGCATGGGCGGTACTGGAATACATGTAGAACAAATGGGGACTCGGTTTGTCAATCCAGAGGGCAGAAATAAAAGAACAGTATGGACAATAACTACCAAAGGATACCCAGAAGCTCATTTCGCTACCTATCCACCTGACTTGATTTTGCCATGCATACTTGCTGGCTCAAAGGAAGGGGATACGGTCCTAGACCCGTTTAGCGGCTCTGGAACCACGGGCGAAGTAGCACTCAAGCATGGCAGGAACTACATTGGGCTTGAGCTAAATCCCGAATACGCTGCAATTTCAGAAAAAAGAATTACCGATGCAATAGGCATGTTCGGCGAAATACAAGTGACATGATTGAAAATAGAAACCGTAGAAACTACTGCTGGGAAGAAGTAAATGCAAAAGAAACGACAGGTGCGAGGACTTGCGATAATCCTAACTGCGTTCGGCCTGCTCATGTCATTCCTGCTATTGAGATGGAGTGGTGGGACATCAGCTATCGAACAGGCAAAAAACTTACGCATCAAGAAACCTACGAAAAGATAGTGAGTGAATCATGGTAGCGATTCTTTTGATTTGCCCTAATGGACACATGCTTGAAATGATTATTGGACCCAAAAGCTCCTTGCCTTCGGTCTGCCTAACCTGCAACACACCGTTTGGGAAAAAGTAATGCCAAACCTAGGAAATGAAGCACCAGTATCTGCCACAGACATCTGGCTTACTCCACCATACATTCTTGAGGCATTGGGTCCTTTTGAGCTAGATCCATGTTCTTCAGAAAATAGACCATGGGACACGGCAAAGACACACTACACAATAAAAGATGATGGGCTAATTCAAGATTGGTTAGGTCGAGTTTGGTGTAACCCGCCATACGGACCTAAGATGGCCCCGTTTTTAGAAAAGCTTGCTGCACATCCAGACGGCGGTATAGCGCTTGTCTTTGCTCGAACTGAGACTAGAGCTTTTTTTGACCATGTTTGGGCAAAAGCAACTGCAATGCTTTTTTTGAAAGGCAGAGTCAAGTTTCACAAATCAGATGGCACTCTAGCTGGACCTGCAAATAGCCCTTCAGTCCTAATTGCTTATGGAGAAGCTGAAGCTGAAGTCCTAAAAAATTGCAAACTAAATGGAAAGTACATAAGAATAAACTAATGCCGACTTACGAGTATCAGTGCCAGTGTGGAGACACAGCCACAATCGTTCGGTCAATAACTGACGAAGAAAACAAACCTATCTGCGCTAAGTGCGCTGTTGAGATGACAAGAATTTACGATAAACCCGCAATAGAGTTCAAGGGGGATGGTTGGGCTGGTAAAGACTCTAAGTAAAACAAGGGGGGCCTTTTCTGCGGGGAAAGTTTCCAGAAAAAACAAAAACAACGGGGGGCCGTCATGTACGCAAAACCCTGCCTAGATTGTGGAAGACTGACCAAAGGCGCATCGCGCTGTGAGATTCACCAGACAATGATTGAGCAAAGGCTAGAAGCCAAGCGTGCGGAAAGAAAAAGAGAAACAGGCCAGTACGCAGGAGACTACAGAAAGCGTGCCAAGCAAGTCCGAGACTCAGCCCTTTACTGCCACCTATGCAACGAAGGCATGAGAATAGATGACCCATTCCAAGCTGACCACTTGATACCAGGAGACCCGAACAGTCCACTAGCCCCAGCTCACAGATCCTGTAACGCACGCCGAGGAAACAAGCCGCTAACAAAATAAAATCCTGACTGACTCAAACATTCGGTTCGGATTCGGTTGAACAGTCAGCGACAGAGATTCCGAGATTCGGTCAAGTTTCGGTTGAAATTCGGTTTGAGACTCGGTTCAATATTCGGTCAGATTCGGTTGGAAATTCTGACACACAGGGCCAAAAAGCCACTCGAACAAGTGTTTCGAAAATTTGTTCGAACGGGCTAGATCGGACATTTGTTCGAAAGACTGAGACGGACAGACAGGACCACACGGCGAGACAGGCACACCCTCACGGATACGGCGAGCGCCTGAAGCCATCCGCGAGATATTGAAGCCACACGCCTAGCCCCGACACTCCCGACAGACTGCCCCGCTGTGATCCGCGACACGCCCGACAGAAAACCACGGGCCAGAAATTGCCACGGCGGACATATAAGAGGTACACGCGCCCCCGACAGGACAGGGAACCCAGACAGGGCAAACAGGGCCAAAATTGCCAATTATAACGATTCTATAACGACACGAAAAAAACGGAAAAAAACGCAAAAAAACCTAAAAAATGTGCTAGGTTGGACACATAGCCCAGACAGGGCCTAAACGAAAGGGAACGCAACATGAACGCACTAGAAGCTAAAGCCATTGAGTTGGCAGATATGGCAAAGGCACACGGCCTTAACCCTGAGATAGATGTCCGCGGGGACTGGGTTGTTTTTGTTTCTTACAGGCGTGGGACCTGTAGCCAAGTGTCATATACAAACACGGGTAAAGTCTCTGTCAAAACTTATTGGAACAACGGACGAAGGCGCGAAACTATAGCCCTGAAACACTTAGACGAATTTCTAAAATACGAAGGGGAAGCAAAGAAAAGCGCAGATGAAAGACGCGCCAGAAAAGAAGCGCAAAAGTTTTTGTCTGACCATATCCAAATCATCTCAGTATCCTAAACAACAAAAACGAAAGGGAAAAAATGAACGCACAAACTCTAAGCAGAAAACTTAAGCAAGCTGGGTTCACTCGCTCTACTTGGTCCCCCGTAAAAGGCCGAGGACGAAGCAGACGCACTACAGGCTTTGAAGTTAGATCCTCAGTGTTTGAAGACACAATCGAAGTAAACGTGAAACACTGGGATGAAGAACTTATCGAAAATGTTCACAAAGCAGTTATTGGCTTTGGCCTTGAAAAGGTGTCTGAGCGTGGTCATGTGCGAGTTTACAAAGTAGCAAGCTAGGAAAGGGAAAAGACAATGAAGTTAACTCTAAACATGGTGTTTTTGTTTCTCATCTTGCTAGTTGCTTGGAACTTACAGGACAACGGGCAACCTATGGCGGGCGCGTTGCTTTTAGTGGTCTCGCTTGCTTTGTCTTTTCTGATACAGATAGAAAAAAACTAGAAAGGGAAAAATTGTTAACAACGTACGAGGAAATAAAAGCCGAACTAATCAGCGAGTGGGAACACATAACAGAATCACGCTTGCACGAATACGCGGAAAGCTGCACGCCAATTTATTACGCAGATATTGCGGATGAATGGCAAGAATTGCCACAAGAAAATTCTGACGCTTGGCAAGAATATGGAATTGAGTTCACGCCAGAAACAACCATTGTTGGTTTGATGACAACAGACTTACACCTTTATTATTTCGCGCTAGTAGAAAAGGCTTACGCGGAAATCATGGAAGAAAAACAAGAAGAAGAAAACGAAAGGGAAGAAAAAAATGGGACAGTATCACAAGTTAGTTAACATTGACAAACAAGAAGTAGTGCATCCTTACAATCTTGGACTGGGTGCGAAACAATACGAGCAGACAGGAGAAAACGGGTCATTATCTGACGCGTTATATCTGCTAGTGATGACCTCACCGAGTAGAGGCGGGGGAGACTGGGAAAGTTTCGCAGACTTGTCGGGCCGTTGGGTTGGGGATCGTGTTGTTGTTGTCGGTGATTACACCGAAGACAAAGACATCCCGAATTATGAAAACGCATCGAAGCTATACCACGAGAGCGAAGACTGGACAGATATCTCGGATGCCGTAGCAGTTGGTCAGGTGTTTGGCTTTGAAATTGACACCGAGGAAAAAGGTTGGAGAACCCGTAAAGAATTAGCGGGCCACTTTCTAAACGCACTATAAAAACAAAAACGAAAGGGAAAAACAAAATGGCAACAACTAGCAAGGAACTAATCGAGATCCTGCAAAAATACACGGACCCCGATGAGATAGTTATTTGGCAGTATTACACGCGCCACGACTTCGCACTAGATGAACCCGCACTAACTAAAAAACAGTTCGCAAGAATCGCGGACAAGATAGAGCGCTGGGAATTATGGACACCCGTATATGAGGGAATAGAAGAAGAAACACAAAAACTACAAGGGAAAGAAACAGAAGATGAAATATGAAGAATACGAAATAGAGCTAAATTTTGACGGCTCATGGACACGCTTCGTTATTGAGTCGCTACATTATGAAAAGTTAAGGCCACAATTAGAGAACTGGCCCGACTTGCTTTTCATACGCATCAGAGACAAAGGCGCTACAGTCTGGACCGAACTAGACCGAAGAGAATTAGCAAACAGCTAATAAAACAACGAAGGGAAAACAAAATGAACAACAAACAAATTACAATCACCGAATCAACGGCCCGCCGTGCGATGCTAAGGCTAGGAGACTGGCTTGAGTGGGTAGAGGACATGGACAAGGAAACCCGCGCCGATGTTGTCGCGCTTGATGAACTGATAAAGGCGTTAGATGCTGAGGACAGTTTTCAAAAAGAGATAGAAGAAAAACGCGAAAACGCTAGAAAACTAAACGAAGAATATCAGGCAAGAAAAAAAGAAACGGCGGGCGAGTGATGGAGAAAACAAAAAGACGGTTAGGGTTAGATGATATTGACGCGCTTAAGACCGTACTAGAAGAAATTTGGGCCTTAGGTGATAAAGACGAGATGAGTGTTAAGCACATAGGGCACAGTCTCGCCTCATTAGTTGCAACGGGCAGTGTGTTGCACGCTATAGATTACAACAGACCCGATATGGATATGACGGATAAGCAACTAGATCAGCTTGATGAAAAATGGGATGAGGTCAGTGGCTGGTTGTACGGTGTAAGCCGTGAGGAGTGTCTCAGCATCTTTGAATATCTGCCAGTAGCAAATTATGGCGCAATATATTTAGAGTGGAAAGAATACGCTCAGACATATGACAGGGAGCTGACAAGATGACAACGGCTAAGGGCCTTGAAATAAGAGAAACGGAACACGGCCTAGTCTTGAGTATGAAACGCGGGCGCACAACTTACGCGCAAGCGTACACAACAAGAGACAAACAAGAGGCAACCCGCTTATTCTTGGAGCTGATAAACACCTATCGAACAAAAGGTGTCTGGGCCGTAATGGGTGGCTGGTAATGCCTAACCCAAACAGAACCCGCGCAATACTAGCAGCTCAAAAGGTTAGGCGGGTAGATGACCCAAGGGCAATCGAAAACGCTTTGAAGCTAACAGCGGAACAACGGAAAGCAATCTATAGCCCCAAGTCTGCAACACACGCCCCACAGCATCTACAGGGGAGCGAGTGGGTCCGAGCATGGAAGACAGTCGAGCGCATAACATACGGCCTTACCGCCTTTAGTGCGCTATTGTTCGGCGGACTGGTAGCAGGTGAGAGCAGGAAAGCAA